TTTAGAGGTCTTGGGATAGCCAAGACTTTGCTGCAGTCAGTGTTCCCAGATTTTTCTGAGCATAAAAAATTTTGGTACCCATTTTTTACTTATGACGCTGGAAAAATTACGCTTAAGTACTCTAAGCTAATATTCAACCCGTATTTATTGGACGCGAAGACATGGCAGACTTACCAGAGCCAAGAAGAAGAGGCAGACCTAGAAAGCTAACTCCACCTATTGATGGTGAGGTTACGCAGGTTCCTTATGATCTAATCGATGATGTGCCATGCCGAGAAGTGGTCACTTCTGGTGCTGATGTACAGCGTGTGGGCTTTCATGCTGGTGTGCATATTGCCTACAAACCAGTGTTAAGCCTAGACGCCGATAAAGATCACTGCATCATGACGTTGTGCGAGCATGGTTTACACATCGAATTGCAGGATAAAAGCCAATACGTGGTTGGTCTTCCTAATATTGTTTGGATCAAATTGAAATGAGAACTACTTACAAGTTTGAAACATCTAAAGATCAACGCATTATTATTGTTGATAACGAAAATCTTTTTGAAGTTTACCAAGAGACTTTTGATGGTAAGCGGTACATGCGTTTTAAAAATAGCCTAATTGATATCAAGCCAAATCTCAAAGATGCGGTGCATTTGGCTCTAACTGAGGCTCAAAAGCTTTACACAAGGCAGTATGAAGCTAACCGATGATGAATTGAGGATTGCGCTAGAGGAGATAGCTAAAAGGCCACCGTCTTTTAGCGTTGAGGCTTTTTGCTTTGATGAGCAAATAGCTTTTATCCGCGATCCGGCGAACTATAAGGTCGCGGTATGCTCTCGTCGTGCTGGTAAGACGATCGCCTGTGCTGTAGACCTATTAGATACCGCACTGCAAAAGCCTAAATGCGCTAGCCTCTACATCACGTTATCCCGCCTTAATGCCAAGCGCATCATTTGGGCAGAGATCCTGGAAATCAATCGAAAGCATGAGCTTGGGGGTGTTCCCAATGAAACTGAACTTTCAATTAGATTTCCAAATGGACATATCATTTATTTTTCCGGTGCCAAAGATAAGACAGAAGTTGAGAAGTATCGGGGATTTCCTCTCGTCAAGGTGTACATCGACGAAGCCCAAGCGTTCCGCCCATACATCGAAAGTCTAGTTGATGATGTATTATCCAAGTCACTATTTGATTACGATGGGACTTTGTGCCTCATTGGCACCCCCGCTCCTGTACCTGTCGGCTATTTTTATCAGGCGAGCCAATCTAATACATGGTCGCACCATGGCTGGACAATGCTCCAAAACCCCTGGCTTGAGCGCAAGTCGGGTAAAAAGCCCATGGATCTTATCCTAAAAGACTGTAAGCGCATGGGTGTACTGCCCTCTGATCCTAAAATACAGCGCGAGTGTTTTGGAAAGTGGGTGACTGATAGCAATGCCCTGGTGTTCAAATACGATGATAACCGCAATAACTTTGCTATATTTAAAGAGACCAATCCCAGTTATGTGATCGGTGTTGACCTTGGCTACAATGATGCCGATGCCATAGCTGTTCTTGGGTGGAACCAAGCCACGCACTACCCAGGATCTAAACCCCAGCCAAGCCCTGTGCATCTGGTTTATGAGCTGGTCAAGGAAAAGCAGGGTATCTCTGAATTAGCTGAACAGCTAGATAAGCTGGTCGCTCAATACAATCCTTTGGCCGTGGTCATGGATGCCGGGGGACTTGGCAAAAAGATTGTCGAGGAGCTCAAGAAGCGGTTTGGCTTGCCGATCCGGGCAGCTGAAAAGGCTCGAAAGTTTGAATACATTGAATTACTGAACGACGCCCTACGCAACGGCCAATTGCTGGCTAAGTCTGATGGTCCATTTGCTAGCGATACCAGGCTAGTAGAGTGGGACCGGGCTAAGAATAACGGCGACAGGCTAGTGATCAGTGATGTGTATCACTCAGACATTGCCGATGCCGTCCTCTATGCGTTCCGGGAAAGCCTCCATTGGGTTAGCCAGACTGTAGAGGCACCGATATCTAAGCCTGGTAGCGATGAATGGATGGCTGAGCAAGAGCGATTAATTCTAGAACAGTTAGAAAAAGACCTAGAGGAATCGAATGACGACCCGATCACCTGGACACCTGGACTTGAATCTTACGACGATCAGGGATTTGATTAGGCTGGCTAAGAAGAACAATGCCACGGAATTTAATGTAAGCAACGGGCACCAGCATTTTCACATGCGGTTCACGCCTGGCTCAACGCCATACCCTGCCCAAGCCCTAGATGAAATTGAGGCTGATACTAAACTTCCAACTGAGGATGAGCTACTATATTGGTCAACGCAATACGAGCCAGACATTAAAGCAGATAAGCCGGAGTAGTTATGCCTATTGACTATCGCTCCTTTAATAACCCTAATGATGTACGTCCTACCGATAGCGGCAAAAAATGGTGGGCTCTCAAGAATCCTCAAGAGATTGCCCAAGCTATTGTCGGGACTGTCACTAGCCTTGCAAATGCTGATGCCAAGCGGCAAACCCAATATCAAATTTCAGCTAGGTTATACGGTAATACCAACATCATGGGTATCAATGGTCTTAGCTTCAGCAAGATCCAAAGCACCCAGGCTACATTAAAGGACCGGGTTAGCTATAACGTCATTCAAAGCTGCGTCGACACTCTAGTCAGCAAGATTAGCAAGAACCGGCCAAAGCCTAGCTTTATTACTTCGGGCGCAACCTGGAAGGTTCAACGTAAAGCCAAACAGCTAGACAAGTTTGTGGACGGTATTTTTTACGAAAATGAGATGTATAAGCTGGGAGCCAAATGCTTCCGAGATGCACTTGTTTGGGGTACTGGTGTTCTTCATGTCTTTGAGCATGAAGGACGCTGCAAGTTTGAGCGGGTGATAGCTTCCGAAATTTACGTTGATCAGATGGAAAGCTTTTACGGGCATCCTAGACAGATGCACAGAGTAAAGAATGTAGACAGGTCGGTACTAGCCGAGCTGTACCCGGATCACAAAGACCTGATTATGGGTGCCAATGCAGCTACTATAGATATTACTGGCACTTTCCAAAACATTGCGGATCAAATCTCGGTCGTCGAATCCTGGCATTTGCCTTCTGGCAAAGACGCCAAGGACGGGATGCACGTCATTAGCATTGCCGAGGGTATTTTATTCAAAGAGTTATGGGAGAAGTGTTACTTCCCGTTTGCTTTCCTGCATTGGTCTGATCGCCTGTATGGCTTTTGGGGACAGGGACTAGCTGAACAAATTCAAAACATTCAGCTAGAAATCAATAAATTACTTTGGGTTATCCAGCGATCTATGCATATGGCAGGGACCTTTAAAGTATTCCTTGAGCATGGATCTAAGATAGTTAAGGAGCATATCTCAAACGACATAGGCGTCCTAATCAATTACACCGGTACTCCTCCAACCTATGTTAGCCCGCCTATCGTTCCGCCTGAGATTTACGCGCATCTGCAAACCCTTAAAGGCCAAGCTTTTGAGCAAGCCGGGATTAGCCAGCTATCAGCGACAAGCCAGAAACCTGCAGGGCTCAACTCTGGCAAGGCTCTTAGGGAATACAATGATATTGAAACCGAGAGATTCATGTCTGTAGGTCATGAATATGAACAGTTTTATATCCATGTTTCTAAGCTTGCTATTGATGTTGTTAAAGATATCTATGCTAGGGAAAAATCTTATCGGGTAAATACCCCCGGCAAGAAATTCCTAGATACTCTTGATTGGAAGCAAATCCATCTAGAAGATGATGAATACACCCTCAAAATTTACCCTGTTTCTAAACTGCCTACTGATCCTGCAGGTCAGCTGCAGACCATTACCGAATACATCCAGGCAGGTTTCATTAGCCCTAGGGCTGGCCGTCGTTTGCTTGATTTCCCGGACCTTGAACGCGCCGAAGACTTAGGCAACGCCCAAGAGGAGTGGTTACATAAAGTCATTGAAGACATGATCGACAATGGAACCGTGTATCATCCCGAGCCAGATGATGATCTAACCTTGGCTCGCGAGCTAGCTTTGCAATATCTGCCTTTTGCTAAGACGCAGGGCGCACCTGAGGAGAATATTCAAATCCTCAGAGACTTCATCAGCGAGATTGAT